TTGGCATCAGGATGCCTCCACGAGAGCGGTGCCAGTGATCGCGTAGGTGCTGCGCCAGATTGTGTAGGCGGTGGAGGCCTGCCCGCTGAACGTGATGCTCCGCGTGGAGGTGCTCCAGGCGGAGGATACGATGCCGTTCACCTTGAGCGTCGGCGTGCCAAACGAATTCGGGAGCACCACGTAGAGGTAGGCCGAGCTGGCCGTTACCGTCCGCGAGAGAGCACACGAGGCGGCGAGATCGACATGGAGAGCGAGGATTTCGGCGTCGGTGGCGGCGGCCGAGCTGCTGGCGCCGACTGCTCGAGCGAGGAGCGTGGCCGGGATCGTGCCGGAGTTCGTGTTCATGGTTGTGTGAACCCGTACCATCGTGCGAAAGGCGTCCGCGTATCTGAAAAGCGGCACGCCCCGCGGCGTGGAAACCTCGTAGGTGGTGACGATCCCGCCGGTGGACTCAAGAATCAGATCGCCGCGTTGCGGTTGGCCAAACGGCAGATCCTCAGTCCGGAGCAGGTAATCGCGGCTCTCAAACGATTCGATCACGCCCGATTGCGAGCCGGCCTCAAACAGGCTCTTGCCGATCGTAGCGATCACGCTCGCGGAAGAGTTCCCCCGGCGGTACGTAACGGCGTAGCCGGCCGACGCGTTGAGCGTGTCGGCGAGCCAGCTCGTTCCGCTGCGGAGAAGATCCACGGCCACCTCCGGAAAAGAAGTCCGCCGGCGGCGGCAGATGCACGCCGCCGGCGGATGATGCGAACCAGAGCCAGAATCAGCGGCCGACGTTCAGCAACACCTTCACGGTGCTGTCTCCCACCACGCGAGCGGCAGCGAGCTTGCCGGCGTAGGTGCCGGTGGTGGCATTCGCCACGCCCGAGGCCGTGGAATAAAACACCACAGAGCCTTGAGCTCCGGTGGCGCCGGTGGCACATGGCAGAGCCACTACGCCCTCGACGATCACCGCGCCCAGCTTGCCCGCGCCGATTGGCCTGGGGGAAACGCTCACGAGCTCGCCCATCACCACCACCTCGCCGGCGCCGGTGTCGGCGGCGGGGGTGTAGTCGATCAGATCGCCATCAGAAAAATAACCGGGGCCGGTCGAAGCCATTGAAACACCTCTTGAGTAGAAGAATTGGAAGGATCGTCATGCCGGGGGGCGTTACAACGCGCCCCCCGGCTGCGATTACGTGTCAGCAGATCAGGACGTGGCCATCCGGAGCGTGGAGAGCGGCTCGGCCTTGGCCACGCCGAAATCCATGTAGCCGCGGATGGTGACTCCGAGCTTGTCGGAATCGGCCATGACGTTCTCGATCGTCGGAGCCTGCTGGCCGTTGAGGAAGACAACGTCCATCGCGGGGAGATCGGCACCATCAGCCATCAGCCACCACGTGGTAGCCGAGGTGAGATAGTTGCTGACCACCACCTTGTAGCGGCCTTGCAGCACGTTGGCACTCGGAGCCGCCGTGGTGTTGCCGCTGATCAGCAGGCTCGAAGTCATCAGCTCCGCGGCCGTCAGCTCAAGCTCCGGCGGCACGAGCAGAATCCGCGGGGCGATGCCCAGCGGGTTGCCGTCCGGATCGGTGAGCTTGCGGAACGCAGTCGCGGCAGTCTTGAGGCCGGCCAGGGCGAGAGCGTTTCCTGCGGCAGCCGTTACCTTCTGGTAATAGGTGTCGTTGGAGGAAAGGAACTCCGTCCAGATCGTCTCATTTAGAGCAAGAGCAGATCCACGCCCCATCCGCTGCGGAAGTTGCGAAAGAGCCGACAAATCATCGTTATACATATCCGTGCGTGTGAGCTGAGAAACAATGCCCCACGTGTCGGCTGCAAGCGACCGCTTGTAATCGGTTGCAACAGCGGTTTTCAATTCGCCAGCGTTCCCGACCTTCTTGAACTTGAAATCACCATTCAGGCGGAACTGGTTGATCGCCTTGAAATCGTTCACGCTGCGGATGGCCGAGATCAGCTGCCACACCGACTCAACGGAATTGAAGCCGTTGAGAAGGAACTTGTTGGTAACAGCCGAGAGCAGATCGGCGATCTGATGGCTCGCGAAAGCCGCCGTGATCACCGCCCGCATATTGCCATCGTTCAGCCGATCCGACCCGGTGTAGCCGTTGGCCCGAGCGGCCTGAATCAGCACACCGGAAAGCGAAACGTCTCGGCGAGCCTTGTGGGCCGCTTCGAGCGTCGGCTCGTCATAAACCTTGTCGGCCTTCAGGCCACCCTGCATGCAGAGAGCAGCCTCGATCACCTTGGGAGAGGCCACGGAGCCTTCCACCACGTGGATTGCCGGCCCGGCAGGCCGTTCGCTCCGAGCGGCATTCACCTTGGCTTGCGCCTCGATGGCCGCTCGCTGCGCCGCCTGCTCCTCTCTCAGAGCCTTGAGCTCTGCGAGAATCTCCTGGCTGTTGTCGGGAGCAGCTGCTGCGGGAGCCTTGGTTTCCACGGCGACGCCCGCCGTGGCTTCGACCTTGTCGGCCGGCAAAGTGGCGTTGTCCGCCATATTGGAATCCTCACTCGCTTCCGCAGCGATCGCGGCAGATGTATCGGGATCTGCACCCATCAAGACAATCGAGACTTCGCGCAGCTTGGAGCTACGCACAACGGAGATCGGCCCTGCGAATTCGCGTCCGTTGACGCTCACCTTTTCGCCGGCCGAAAGGTTTTCGATGCGGTTGATATCGGCACCGATGGAGGCTTGGAACTTCATCCCGCGGCGTGCCAGATTCAGCACCTGCTCGCTCGTCTGGCTCGCTCCAAACAGATCGCCGGCCAGCACCAGCTGCTTGCCATCATTGATCGTGGTGGACGATTGCCCGAGCACGCTGTCGAGGCTGGAATCGTGGCCGTAGAGGATCGGCAGGATGCCGCTGCCGGTATCCATGCCCGCGAGATCCACCACCAGCGGATTGCGGCTCCAGAATTGCTTGATCGCGGCGCCGGTGTATCCCACCAGCGAGAACGTCGGCGCCACCGGCTGGCCGGCGGAGTCCATCGCAGCGGCCACGGAGAATTCTGCCTGAATGGCAAGATGATTCTTTTTGGCTGCGGCGATGATCGCCATGTTTTCGGCCGTGCTTACCTTCACTGTTCGCCCCCTTCTTCTTCCCCGGCGCCTTCGCCGGTGTAATTCGTTGATGGCTCAAGATCGACAAGCAGGCCGAGGGCTCGCATCTGCGCCACCTCTTTGGCCCGCTGCGCCAATTCAACCTGCCAATCCTTCCCCTGCTTCGCGTATTCGTGAGCGAGGGTGGTGGTGTGCGTGCGGAGCCGCGTCTCGGCGGCGTTTGCTTCCTTGCCCGGATCCACGTGCTCGCGGCCGTCCCAAGTCCACGCCCAGTTCCACTCCGCAATCGGAGGCAGGCCGCGGGGAATCATGCCGAGTGGAACGGCCTCATCGAGCCAGGCGGCGAGGATGCGATCGAGGGCGCAGTGCTGGAGCTCGTCACGCTCCGTGCGCAGGCTCTGCTGATAGAGCTGGTGATCCATCCGCCCGGAGGCGTAGTTGTATCCAGAGGAATCGAGCGCCGTCATGTTGTACGGCAGGCCGATTGAGCGGCCGAGCTCGTTCAGCATTTCCTTTTTGAACATCGCGTAGGTATTCGTTGGCTGCTCGGCCTTGAGCTGCTCAATGTTCCACCCGTCGGGGAGGGTGGTAATCATCCGCTTCTGGATCTCCATCGAGGCAAAGGCCTCGACTTCGTCCACCTCAGCGGCCGGCGAATTCGTCTTGAGGAACGCTGCAAAATCAGCGGCCGTCTCGGCCGCGGCCACCACCGCCGAGGTGTAACGCCGCATATCTCCGAACAGCCGGAGAGCCGGTGCCACCTCGCTCAGGCCGCGGTGCATTGCAGGCCGGATCTGTTTGAACCAGTGAATGATGTACTTCGATTCGATGCGATCGAATTCAAAGTTACTGATCCGGTAATTTGAGCCGGGATGGTACTTCAGCCGCTTGTAGGCGACGATATTCCCATACTCGTCGAATTCGAGGCCATCAACGATCGAGCCTTCCGGCGTCGTGTTTGGGATGTACAACCCAACCGGCGTGGCGATCATCTCCGCCTCAATCAGGCGGATATCAAGCTGCACACCGTCGAGCCGCGGATTCGTCACAAATTGAGCGAAGGCCTCGCCGTCGATGAGCTTTGACTGTCGCATCGTCCGCAGTTTGCACGGCAGATAGATCGCGTTGCACCAGCGGCCGAAGGCCTTCTCAATCGCGTTGTCGGCGGCGGAGTCGCCTGTGTCGATCTGCACCCGCGGCCCGGTGCCGATGAGGTCATTCGCGAGCGTGTCGGCGATTCCGGCGAGGTAGCTGTTATTGAGCCGCTCATAGCGGGCTCGGTTGCGGATGGTGCGGCGCCGGACGGCGGTGAGCTCGCCATCCATCGAAAACCAATCGGCGTTGGCCCAATGCTTATAGTCGTCTCCCTGCTCGGCGATGTCGATCCGCGCCCGCACCGATCGCCCTGGAGGGGAGATTGGCTGAGGCTTCGGCGCCGCCTTGAAGAGATCGAAAAAGCCCACTTAGAAGCTCCCCGGAGGGATCAACTGATTGAATCTGAGGCCGCGATTCCCGCCGTTCTTGGCTGCCGCCTTGGCCGCGAGGTACTTGTCGGCCGCGATCTGCTGCTCGAGATCGTGAGCTTCAGCCTCGCCTGCGTCGGTGCGGACGCGCTTCGGCCCCTGAGCCGAGGAATCGATAGCGGCGGTGCGATCGTCTGATGCCATGCTCAGACGTTACCGCTCACAAGCCTCAGAGAGAGAGGGGGTGTGGTGTTATCGTGCCATCGGCTTGATGAGAATCTTTCCGCCGGCGCCCTTTGGTATCTCGATCTTGCGCCGCTTCCGGCCGCCGGCCTCCGTCGATGACGGCTGCACGCCTTGGATCGATGCGGCCACCGCGGAGCCGACGAGACAATCGAGCCAGTGATTATCACGGCCGGCCATTTTCCATTCGTCCACCACCCGGCCGCGGGCTTCTGTTCGCACCGGGTATTCCGATGTGAGATGCTCGAAGAGCAGATCGTGATCGCCGGCGTGGATGCTCATCGCCTCCGGATCGCCGAGAGCCAGGCGGAGCCGAGCGGCCACGAACGTCTTCCAGAAATTCGTATCGTAGAGAACCGATCGCTGGCCTTCGCTCACCTGCCCGATTTTCCAGTTGAGGCCGATCTTGTCGCCGCGGCCTTTCGTTTTTTCGGTGAGAGCCTGCGAGGAGGCACCGATGCCGCGGCCGTGAGAGGGGAGAATGTTCGCGGCGAAATGCGATCGCCTCGCGAACGTCCGCACCACCTGCGTGCTCTGCCCCCAGTTCGCATCGATCATCATCTGGCTCACGCGGAGAGCGACTCCGTCCTCACGTTTCCATTCGCGGCCCATGATATCGGCGGCCACCTTCTCGAGGCCCGCGGCGAGGGCGCCCTCGAAGCCTGCGCCTTTGGCTTTCATCGCGAGCGTTGTCTTGGCATGTTTTGCTTCAAAAAAACTGCTCACCTGATCCGGGTAGCAGCCGTAGGCGACGATGTGGCCGCCAAACGCGTCGTTCCAGCTGCTCACGCTCCAGAACAGGAGCTTCTCTTGGACGTCCACAAAACACGTGAGCGTGTTGTGCCCGAGCGGCACGATCCCGCGTTTCGTCGGCACCACCCTCGAGGCCAGGCTGCGCTTGTCGAGCCGATCGCTGGCGATGTCATCCACCATCGGCTCGTTCTGATATTCGGCGTTGAATGAGCTCTCGCCGCGATCAATGCGCAGATTCCACGCGTGCTGCAACGCGGAAATCTCATCCTCGTTGCGCCGCTGCGGCCACGCCACGCGGGAGCCGGCGTCCATCTCCGCCTGGCGGACGCGGTAGAACTCGTCCGCTGCGGCGGTGCCTTGTCCCGTCCGCTGGCCTTCGCGGCGGAGCTCGGCGTACTGGCTCCAGAGAGCGTCTTCCGTAGGCCACTCGTAGATCAGCTTCGTCCTCTCGCCTTGCCACGCGGGATGCCGAGCACGATCGAGCAGTCGATCGGCAAGATCGTCGGTGCGGATCACGGTGATGGTGCAGAGGCCCGCAATTTTCTTCCCCGGCCCCGCGAGGCCGAGGATGGCTCCGGAGAGGATCTTCTCGCGGGTGGCCACCTGCGATGGGCTGGCGGCCGATTCGTCCGTCTGCGGATCATCGATGAGCACTAGCGAGGGGCGGATGCTCGTGCCGTCGGGCCGGGTGTGCTTGAGGCCGCGGATCCGGCCGGTGATGCCGGCCACGCGGACGGCGGCGCCGGCCGATTGAGCACCGGGAATCCACGGGAGCGTGACGGTGTCGGCCGTCCACTCAATGTGCGTGGGGCGGCCCAGATAGGTTTGGCCTTTGGCCCGCTGGCTGATTCGCTCCAGAGCCCGCACCGGGAAGCAGACCTCCGGGAAATCCTCAAGAAGCAGATCGTTATTCTCAATTGTTCCTTTGATGCTGTCGAGCATCTGGCCGGCGATCGCCTGATCGGCACCGATGAGAAGTAGGAATTGCTGGTGGCCGTAGGAGAGGCACCACACGCACGCGGCCTCAGCTAGCGTCGTTTTTCCAGACCCGCGTGGCATCGCGAATGCGAAGAGCTCGCCTTTGAGAACAGCTCCCTCAATCTTGGCCGTGGCCTTGATGTGATCGTCGCTCCAGGCCAAGGAGAATGATTCTGGGAGGTATGTCTCGCAATAGAGGCGGAAGTTTTTCCGGCAGGCCTCGCGCCTTGCAGCATCAACCACCTCCGGCAGATCGCCGATCTCGCGGCCTGCTTCGGATTGCCGTTGGGATTGCTTCCCGGCCCGCTCCTTGCGAGCTTCGTAGTCTTGAGCATCAACGCCACCGCGTCGCTTGCGGATATCGCGGAGCGTCTTTAGCTGCTCGCGGAGCTTCTTCTCAGCTTCGGCGGCTTGCTTGAGGCGATCGTCGGCCATTGGTTATTTGGCCTTTGGCAACAGCCATTGATCAATCACAGCTCTGGCGACTGCTTCCGTCATTTTTGGGGGAACGCTCATGCCAATCATGTATTGGCCTATCTTGTCTGATTTTGCGTGGTAGTCATCAGGGAATGAGCCAAGCCTCTTCCACTCACGGAAAGTAAGGCGGCGGCATTCAGACCAATGGCTGATCACATCGCGATGAGCAGACAAGGTCAAGGAAGGTTCTCTTGCTGACAGTTTGTGATTGTTAAAAAACGATGCTTTTGATCTTTGCCTCATGCACTCAACCGAATAAGGTTGCCCAGGTTTTGTTCTTTCCCAAAAAAGCAAATCTGTCTTGGCAGGCGCTGTGTCTTTTTTTTCTTCTGGCGTCAACGCTTGAACGTCTGCGGTCGCTTCGCCCGCACTGATCCACCGATGTTTTGGCGAGAGCTTTAGCGATGCAGCTTGAATGTCATTGCGGATTGCACAAAAGAAAACCCTTTCCCGGCGTTGTGGAACTCCGCAATCAGCGCTGTTCAAAAGGAAAAGCTGTGGCCTATATCCAATCTCTTTGAGTCTAGCCATAACCATCTTCACATAGCCTTTTGCGTTTCCTTTTATCATTCCCTTGACGTTTTCTGCGATCACCACTTTCGGTTTCAAATGCTCTACTAGGTCAAGGTAATCAAAAAACAAATCCGAAAGGACTTGTTTTGCTTGTCCTTCGCGAAAATGCTTTTCTTTTCCCCAAGTAGACTCACGATCGCCCGAAACGCTAAAGGTGGAACACGGCGGAGAGCCATCAAGGATGTCTAGCTCATGCAATTCCTTTGGCAGCTTGGCCTTGAGCAAGTCTGCAATTGGGCACAGAAAATAGTGCTTTGGCTTGAGGTTGTGCTTGTAGTGCCAAGCCATCTCAGGATCAATGTCGTTGGCTGCAATCACATCGCAGCCAGCCCGCTTGTACCCCATAGACGAGCCGCCACCGCAAGAAAACGTAGACATGACCTTTAGGCCATTGCGTGGAACTGCCTTGAGATCAGCAAGGCTCCATGCGCAATCAGGCCGCTGGGGGATCAAATTCAAAGCCGCACTTGGGGCACTTGGCTTGCATGTTGAAGTCATCTGTGTTGATCTCTTTGGTTGATGATTCCGGAGCATCTTTGAGAGGCGGGATCACGCCAGCCTCTTCCGCCAGGTCGGCCAGCATCTGCGAGAGCTCAGGAGATCCGGTCTGCACCTCGCGGAGAATCGCATCCAGCTTCACGGCGTCGGCCTCCGCCATCGCGGCCAGCGGATCGAGCGTGGCCAAGATGAGATCGCCTTCCGCCTCATCCACATCGAGCACCAGCACCGGGAGAATCTGATCGCCCATTGTCTCCACGCGGAGATGGCCGTCGAGGAGCATCAGGGAGCCATCTGGCAGCTCTCGGGCGAGCACGGCATCTGCGATGCCAACTTCAGCCAGCACCCCTCGCAGAGCGTCGGCCTGAGCCTGGGGGTGGCTCCGCCAGTTCTTCGGGTTCGGCTGGAGCTCGGATGCTGGCACGCGGCGGAGCTCACGGATGCGATCGCGGATCTTCATTGTCGGCTCCTGGCAGGAAGGAAAGAAAGTGTATGAAAGTAGT